CACCCTGTACGCGACGGACGACCACCTAGGCATCGTGGCCAAATGCACGTCCGGCGTAGCGCCCTTCGCCTGCCACGGCGACACCATGCTCGGCTTGCTGCGCAACTGCCGCACCGAGGAAGTGGAGATTGAGTTCGACGACCAGCAACACGAAGTCGTGTTCATTGCCGGCCGGTCCAAGATGCGCCTGCCCTACTTGCCAGAGTCAGAGTTCCTGTTCAAAGAACCGTCTGACGAGTCGTGGGACGTGGTGCTGGACCTGGATGACAGCCTGATTGAGGCGATGGAAATTTGCCTCACCACGACCAGCAAGGACAGCAGCCAACAGGCGCTCATGGGCATCACGTTGGATACCGGTGACGGGATCAGCTTCTACTCCTGCGACTCAGACAGCCTCACGCACTACCTGATCGACGGAGCCAACTACAACGACCCGCACAGCTTCGTCATGCCCAACTCCTTCTGCGAGTCGGTCCTGCGCATTTGCAAGAGCGACAAGTCCATGAACGGCCGGCTGCACGCTTCTGACGAATGGGTGTTGGCCGAGCTTGAGAAGGACTACAAGGTCTACGGCCGCGTCATCAAACCAGAAGACCCGGTGGACCACGCCATGTGGGTCGAAAAGACCACGCGGGATGAGATCCCGTGGATGAAGGTCCCCAAAGGACTTGAGCACGCTCTGAGCCGGGCGCGTGTCGTGGCTGAGCCCAAATCGCAGCCCACTGAGATCAGCATCAAGGAAGGCCGGATGCGCCTATACACGAACACCGACATGGGCGAGGTGCGCGATCTGGTCAACCTTCAAGGGGATCATCCAGACGTCGAGATCAAGGTCAACGCGGCTTTGATGGCGCGCAGCATTGACGTATGCTCAGAGATGGCCGTGCTGGAAGGCTTCACGGTCTACCGGAAGGGGGCGGACCTCTTCCAAATCTTGTCCAACTTCGGAGACTGACATGCCGGATGTGCAGAAGGTTAACGCCCTGATCGAAATCGTCGACGTCATGCTGGCGGTGCAGGAGGCAGAACTCAAGCGTCACGGTGACTTCGCGAACCGTGACTTGCTTGCCACATGCCGCAAGCGACTCGACCAACTCAAAGCGGAAAAGTGATGGGCTTCTTCTACCAGAAAGCAGATAAGGCGAAAGCCAAGAAAGGGGCCGGCAAAACCGGCCCCCGCCGGTCTTCGGTAGGCCAGCAAACGAAGCAAAGCTCGGAAACGCTGCAACGCCTAGGCTGTCGCGCTTGCCCCCTCTCACGTGCCGGCAATGAGGTCCGTGAAGACGTACCACGCAGATGCGACATTTTCTTCCTAGGTGAGGCACCGGGTCCGCAGGAGGAACAGGAGGGCGTACCGTTCATTGGGAAGTCAGGCAAGCTTCTCAAGTCCATGATCCCCAACGAATACTATGACAACTGCGGTTACGGGAACACAGTCAGGCACTTCCCCAAAAACGCTGAGGGTAAGATACGGCCGCCGGAGTGGATTGAGCAGGAGTGCTGTCGCGGCTACGTCACCGCCGCCATTGAGGAAGCTGCCCCCAAGCTGATCGTGGGCCTTGGCATCCCAGCCTTGCAGTGGATGCTTGGCACGAAAGACATGCAAGGTATGCGGGGCCGCTTCTTTGCGGTCACCATTGGAAAGCATGAGTGCTGGTTCTTCCCCACCAATCACCCTGCCTACGTCCTGCGGTCGGCCAAGGATGACAGACGCCCGCTGAACGGCCGAGTAGGTGGCGCGTGGAAGCTGGACTTTGAGCAGATATGGCGGTTCATGGACGACGATCCGCCGTGGCCGGAAGTATGGACTCAGCAGACTGTCAAGAAGGACGTCAACACCTACAGCGGTGAGCGCCCCGAGGATGACTTTGACTCCCTGATGCGGGAGTTCGACGACATTGAGAGAGGAGTTGCCTGCTACGCCACCGACCTTGAGACGTGGCCTCTCAGACCCTACCGCACCGGCGCTATCATTCTGACGGCCGCCTTTTCCTACTATGACAGGCACCTAAAACTAAGAACGTTTTCGTTCGGAGTCGACCATCCCAAGGCCAACTGGTCCAAAGCGCAGCGGCAGAAGATCCTTGACCGGCTTGAGGCGTTGATACGCCGCCGTGACATCCCCAAGATTGCGCACAACTCTCCATTTGAGATGGAGTGGTACATTTTCTACTTTGGCGAAGACATTGTTCACCACAACTCGTGGGAAGACACAATGGTCCAAGCCTACATCCTTGACGGCCGCAAAGGGCCAAACGAGAAGGGTCAGGACGATCACGCTTCGCAATACCAAAAGCTAGGCTTCCTCACACGCCAGCACTTCGGCATAGACATCAAGAGCCAGTTCAAGCTGGACAAGAAGGACCTGCGCAAAAGCCCCTACGATCAGGTCCTCATCTACAATGGCGCTGACACGCGCGCCACGCTGCAACTCTGGTTCCATCAGGACAAGCTTATCAGGGACATCAGGCAGGAGCATGTCTATGAGATGGCCATGCCGCGTCAGGGCGCGGTGGCTCTCATGCAGCACTACGGCGTCCCCATCAACCAGAAGACCGCCAAGCGCCTGCAAGGCAAGCTGGAAGACGAAGTCAAGGGTATCGTAAATGACATCCTTGGCCTCAAAGTGGTCAAGAAGTATGTCAGTGAGCATAAAGGGGAATTCAATCCTGAGTCGCAGCCGCAGGTCCTTACCATATTCCGTGACTACCTAAAGCGGCCTGAGGTCTTCGTCAAGGACAAAAAGGACTCAGATAAAGTCACTGAGAAGGTTGACAAAGCCGTCCTTGAGAAGATAGACCATCCGCTTGCGCCGCTGATTATCAAGCTGCGCAACAAAGTGAAGATGAAGAGCACGTACGTCGACCAGATGATCCTGCCTGACGGCACGCTCATCTTTCCCGACGGCAAGCTCCACACTTCCTTCAACACGACCTTCACCACCACCGCCCGACTCAGTTCGGACGACCCCAACATGCAGAACTGGCCCAAGCACAAGGACGCTTGGATCAGGGAGCAAGTTGAAGCGCTGGAAGGCCACGTCTTCGTTAGCGTGGACTTTGGGCAGTTGGAGTGGTGTACCGCCTGCATGTTCTGCAATGACAAGAACATGGTCGGTGCTACGTGGAAGGAATACGACGTTCACAAGGAATGGGCGCTCAAAATTGGCAAGCGCTGGCCGTGGCTGTTCGACTACTTTAAGGAGAAGCAGGGGAAGAATGACGAGGACGCATTGAAGGGTGCGCGCTCACTGGTCAAGAACAAGATGGTGTTCCCTGTTATCTTTGGTGCGGCTGAGCCGTCGGTTGCCAGCTACTTCCTACCCTTCCTTGGCGAGGCCATGCCTGACAACGTGGCGCAGGACATCTTTGAGGAGTTTTGGGAAACGTTCTCCGGCCTCAAGGAGTGGCAGGACGAGACCATGCGGACCTACTACGACGTGGGTTACGTGGAAACGTTCACCGGCCGCCGCCGCTACTATCCCATGAGCCGGCACGAACTGTACAACAGCCCCATCCAGTCCTTGGCGGCTGACATTGTGAACGACGGCATGGTGAGGATCAGCCGCAGCTCTCTCAAGCATAAGATCCGCTACCGTCATCCCATCATGCAAATCCATGACGACCTGACGTTCATGATGCCTGACAAGGACAGCATACTGGCAGATGAGATCAGCTACTTGGCACGCGAACTGCTTCTGCTCCCGTATGATTTCATCAACGTGCCTATGAGCGTGGAAGTGTCCATTGGCAAGAAGTGGAACAAGCTTGAGCCCGTGGGCAAGTACTGGAGCGAGAACTACAAGTCATTCGATTCTCAGGGTATCTAAGCCTCCGCGCCCTGCGGGGGCGTATGGAGGTAACAGATGAAAAAGCGAGTGCGTTTAGATGAGCCCGTCGTGCCCCGCAAACGGGTCAGGCTTGACGAAGATGACCTGATACTGCCTGAGCCCGCCCCGCCGCCGCACCGTCAGCGGGTGAGGCTGGACGACGGACCCATAGAGGTCATGACCGAGTACAAAGCCGGTGACCACCGAACGATGTATCCAGCGTTCCCCGGTGACAAGCCAACTGAGTGTACGTTGTGCGGACACATCTACTGGAGGCCGTGCAATGGGGAGCGCCCTGACTGTGCGAACGGTATATTTCACATGAGCCAACAGGGGAAGCGAAAGGATAAACGAAGATGAGCACGTCACTACACACCGCCTATCGGCCGAACGTATTCAAGGACGTCATTGGACACGACGCCGTCGTGAAGTCCTTGCGCAAGGTCGTGAAGGAGGGGCGTGCCCACACCTTCCTGTTCACGGGCGGCTCCGGCCTTGGCAAGACGACGCTTGCCCGCATTGTGGCGAACGAGTTTGCCCTGCTTGGGGCCAAGAGCGACGATGCCACTATCACGCTGGCGAACATCCTCGACGTGGACGCTGCCACGCATACCGGTGTGGACGCCATGCGCAGCATTGTCCAGAAGGCCAACTACCGGGCAATTGGCGACAGTCCGGTCAAAGGAATCATCGTGGATGAGTGCCACAAGCTGTCCAGCAACGCATGGGACAGCATTCTCAAGGCCACGGAGGAACCGCCCAAGCACGTGTACTGGTTCTTCTGCACCACGCTGCCCGGCAAGGTTCCTGCCACCATCAAGACGCGGTGCATTGACTACCATCTCAAGCCGCTCAGTGAGGATGAAATTCTGCTCATCCTTGCCGAGGTCATGGACAAGGCGGACCTCAAGGTGGAGGATGAGATACTAGAGCTGATTGCTGAGAACAGCGGCGGCTCACCACGGCAGGCTTTGACCTACCTTGAGAAGGTTGAGTACTGCGAAACGGTGACCGACGCGCGTGAGGCGCTAAGGCTGGCCGGTGAGACGAAGGAAATCAATGACTTCTGCCAGTTCCTCATGAAGCCCAAGGGCACATGGAAGGACGCCATGCGCATCTGCAAGGACATGGAGGAAGCCAATCAGGACGCTGAAAGCATTCGCATCGTTACGTGCCACTACATGGCGAAGGTGGCGGCCAAGACGACTGATCACCGCCGCGCTGCGAGCCTGCTGAGGATCATCGAATGCTTCTCAACGCCCTATGACAATTCCGCCAAGTACGCTCCCCTCTACGTTTCCATTGGCTTGGTTCTGGAACTCCACCGGGCCTAGGAAAGGTATATGTGAAAACGGAGGGGTGAACCATGCCCGCAAAACCTAGCGAACTGCGCCGTGCGCTGCAAATTGACCGCCTTGACCTAGACATGGAATTGGTCAGGCAACCAGAATTGTTCTATGAAGCCGGCGATCTATTGGCAGCGGCAAACGCTGACCGGGACACAGCCAAAGAGGAACTGTCCCAAATCGACGCGCGCCTATACTTTGAGTGCAGGAGGGAACTGGAACGGTCGGACGGCAAGGCCAGTGAGGCGGCTATCAAGAACGCCATTGAGATACATGACGACCACATTGAGGCCACCAAGAGCTACCTTGACGCCAAGGAATGGGCGGACAGGTGCCAGACGTTGAAGGAGTCCTTCTCAATGCGGTCCTACATGCTCAAGGATCTGGCAGGGCTGTACGTAGCGAACTACTATCAGACGGACGCCACCAAAGGCGGCCGGGCTGACGAGTATCGTTCCAAGCGCAACATGGAGCGGATCATTGAAGGCCGTTCCAAACGAAGGGTGAGGTACGATGACTGAGGACGTACTGGGCGTAGCAGTCCTGATCCTTGTTCTGGCGCTGCTGTATTGCTTCTTGAACTTCGTGTTCATCGCATACTACCGCGCCAAGCTGGCATACGTTCAGGGACTCCTGAGCCTTATCCAGCATGGGCAGAAAGAAACCCGCGCCGAGAGCGCCTGACGAGGAGAGAAGTGTATGGCACGTGATGACGATAGACGCCGTGACCGGGATGATGACCGGGATCGCGACCGTGACCGGGACGACGATCGTCGCCGTGGCCGGGATGATGACGACAGGCGCTCAAGCCGTGGGAGGGACGACGATGACCGGGATCGTGACCGTGGTCGTTCGCGTGATCGTGACCGTGATGATGATCGCGGCTCCAGTCGTGGTGGTAGCTTTGTCTACAAGCGCACGTCGCGTGAAGCCGTGCGGGAAGCCGCCAACCAAAGCGGAGGGAACTTCGACTCCATCGTAAAGGATGGGATCAAGGTGTTCAAGCCAAAGGAAGGCAAGAACACGATCCGCATCCTGCCGCCCACGTGGGAAGACGCGAAGTACTACTGCTACGACATCTACTGCAACTACGGCATTGGCGTCGACTCGCAGACGTACCTCAGCCTCAGCAAGATGCTGGGCAAGAGGGACCCGCTGGATGAGGCCCGCCGTGATGCTGAAAAGGACGGCGACGAGAAGCTGGCCAAAGCCCTGACGCCCAAGAAGCGGAAGGGCGTGTGGGTCCTTGACAAGAACGCTCCTGACGAAGGCGCTCAGTTTTGGGCAATGGCGTGGACGTTCGACAAGGACATCGCCAACCTGACGGTTGACGAGGACACCAAGGCGCTCATCTACATTGATGACCCTTACGACGGGAACGACATCCGCTTCTACCGTGAAGGCACCGGCCGCAATACCAAGTACCCGGCGTCCAAGATGAAGATCCTCCCCAGCGGTCCCATCTTGGACAACAAGCGTGACATGCAGGACGTGCTGGACTACATCAAGGAGAACCCAATCCCTGATGTCCTGCAATACCACGACTACGACCACATTGAAGCGGCCTTCGGCGGCCACGTCCGCGTTGAAACGGACGACGACGACAAAGACGATCGTCGTGGTGGCCGTAGCCGTGACCGTGACCGGGATGACGACCGGCGCGGCGGGCGCAGCCGTGACCGGGATGATGACGAACGCGGCTCAGGCCGTGGCCGGCGTGACCGGGATGATGATGATCGTGGTTCGGTGCGCGGCCGTGGCCGGGACGACGATCGTGATGATGACCGTGGGTCGTCACGGAAGAGGAGCGAAGACGACGACGATCGTCGTGGCCGGCGTGACCGTGATGATGACCGGGATGATCGTCGTGCCAGCCGTGACCGGGATGACGACCGTGATGACCGGCGCGGGCGTGACCGTGACGACGACAAGGACGACCGCCGCAGCCGTGACCGGGATGACGATGACCGTGGCAGCCGCAGTCGCGACCGTGATGACGATGACCGGGACCGGGACCGGAAGCGCGATGACGACGACAAGGGTGAGCGCCGCAACGTGAAGGACCGTCTTGCTGAGATGCGTGAGCGCAGCAAGGACCGGGACAAGGACGACGACCGCAAACGTGACGTCGGCGAGAAGCGCGGCGGTCGGGATGATGACGACGACCGTGACCGCAAGCGCGACCGTGACGACGATCGCGGTGACAAGAAGCGCACCCGCTATGACGACCCGGACGACGACCGGGACCGCCGGAGGCGCGACCGGGACTAAGGGCTGCCTACCTCCTGCAAGAGGGCGTCATCTACGCCCACCAGCTAGATAACCGCCCTCTTGCAGAGCAGATGGATGACGAAATCCCTTGGGCAAGGTTGGACAGAGATCAAAGTCAGATACGGGCGATGGGATACGAGGGCTGGCAGGATTATCTGGCGGTCAACCCCCTTCCCAAGCAGCGCCGTGTCTACAACTGGAGGCCAGATGGCAAAGCGGCGCGTAAAGCTTGAGGATGAAACGGCTTATGACAAGCTGAGAAAAGAGGACAACCTCTATTTCACCTCCGAAAAGGAGAAGCTGGAATTCACGTCAAGCGGCTGCGGGCTGCTTGATAACGTTCTCAGCGGCGGCTACGTCCTAGGACGTATGATCAACATCGTGGGCGACAAGAGCACGGCCAAGACGGCGCTTGCCACTGAGGGGCTGACAAACTTCTGCATGGACTACCCGAAGGGAAAGGCAGCCTACCGGGAGACAGAAGAAGCCTACGACATGGACTATGCGCAGGCTATGGGCGCGCCGGTTGACGACATAGACTTCGGCGATCCGGACGCCCCCATCACCACCATTGAAGCGTTTGCACGGGACTTGGAACGCTTCTGCGACGACTGCATCAAAGACGACGTGCCCGGCATGTACGTGCTGGACAGCTATGACGGCCTCAGCGACGAGAAGGAACTGGAGCGTGAGATTGGTGACGCCACCTACGGCATGGCAAAGGCCAAGATGGCGTCTGAATTGTTCCGCAAGCTGACCAAGAAGATCGGCAAGGCCCGCGTCTGCCTTGTTATCGTCTCACAGGTGCGGGACAACATCAACGTCAGCTTTGGGGAGAAGCACCGCCGCGCTGGCGGCAAAGCGCTTGACTTCTACGCCACGCACATCCTCTGGCTGTCCCACAAGGAGCAGCTTAAGCGCACCATTCGCGGCGTTGAGCGCGTCTACGGGATCGGCATCAAAGCCCTATGCAAGAAGAACAAGGTCGGCTTCCCGTTCAGGTCGTGCGACATGGACTTCATCTTTGGCTACGGGATTGATGACCTTGGGGCTTCGCTGGACTGGCTCAAGTCCATCAAGCGTCTCAAGGCGGCTGACATACCGGCGGAGAAGAAGGAGTTCACTCAGTACCGCGACGCGCTGAACGACATGAGCGACAAGGAGTTTGACCGCGAGACACGTCGCGTCAACAAGGTCGTCCGTCGTCTCTGGAATGAGATCGAGGACGAGTTCATACCCAAGAGGAGGAAGTATGGTTGAGCTACGCAGGATGCAATTCTCGCTGCACACCGGCGAGGTTCCTGATACCGCATTCGGCAAAGATGTGGAGCCCATCTACGGCCAGCGCTACACCACAATAGACACTCCGTGGATGCACTCCACCACGACGACGTTCGCAATGCTTCGTGAGTTCGGCTTGGACATCAGCGACCCCGAGAAGCTAAGGGGAATGCGGTTCACCATTGAGGTCGCCAACGGCAAGGCGGAATACGAAGTCGACATGATGAACCGTCATCAGGAAATGGTCACTATCCGTCTTATCAGCGGTGAGAAGTGGCCTATCAACGATAAAGGGGAGCGGGTAGATGAGGAAGGGCGGTAGTCAGAAAAAGGGCGCTACGTTCGAACGCTACTGTTGCCGTGAGCTATCCAAATGGGTCACGCGCGGCAAGCGTGAGGACATATTCTGGCGCACCGCCATGTCAGGAGGCCGGGCCAGCATTGCCTTCAAGTCCGGCACAATCCTCTCTGCGCAAGCCGGTGACATAAGCGCCATTGATCCAGCCGGCATGAAATTCGTCGACAACTTCCTCGTCGACTCAAAGCATTTCAAGAACTTGGACATTGATGCGCTGATTAAGCGCAGGGGGAACCTTGTCAACTTCTGGCTTGCCTTGTGCCGGGATGCTGAGAAGTTCGACAAGATACCGTTCCTCATTGCCCGCCAGAACAATTTCCCCATACTGGTCCTCAGCACCAAGAAGGGCTTCCATTTGCTGGGCATCTTCCGCATTGAAGCCATCTACCCACAACTCAATCTGCAAGTCATCTTTTGGGATGATTTTCTCAAGTGCCGGCCGCTGCGTGATCGCGTGCGCCTATGAAGGATGACGACCCGACCCTCTTCCGCATTCCCATAAAAGGGAAGTTCCGCCGTGAGCCCGGCTGCACGTTGAAGGAGCTTCTCGAACAAGTCTGGCAGATGAGACGTGTCCTCGCTCCCTGCCACATAGTCAAGTGGCGACAATCGAAGAGGGTCTTGGTCGTCTACTGGTCGTTGGGAAGGAAAGTGAAACTAAAAGAACGTGGAAAGGTGCGTCATGACGTTCTTCGCTCCAAAGCACGACCCCGGCGGAAAGAAGCTCCTAAGGATGCCGGCCGGCATGGGCGGCGACGCCTCGTTCGCCGGCCGCAATCAGGAATACCGACTGACACTGCGCCGTTGGTGGAACAGACAAAGGCGGTTTGAGGACGACCGCTTTGCCTTGTGGATAGGCATGAATCCAAGCACCGCCATTGCCACCATGAACGA